CATTGAAAAATTCAAAAAAAATAATAATACGATCTACAAGTTCGGTATTATTAAATAATGCTCTTAGTATATTAGAAAGTACAAATGATCCAATACAACATGCAATCGCAGGTATAAGGTTAATGTTTTCTCATTGGATAACTAGAACAGTAAATTGGAAGTATGGTCTAGCTAAAGAATCATTTCAATGTATTATTGAATTAAATAAATTATACGCACGTGATTCAAATGAACTACAAAGATTGTTTGAGTCATTTGGTTGTAAAATAGATGCTGAACATGAAGAAAGAATTTGGAAATATTTTGATATAAATAAAAAAATGTTTGCCGATGCCGGCGGGAAGGCAGGTTGGATGGAATATTGCGAGAAGAAATTCTTAGAAAAAATAATGAAAGATGAATAAAATGAAAAAAATAATATCAGTACTACTAATATCCTTTATTGGATTAAATGCTAATGCACAAAAAACACCTGTCGGTGCAACGTATGATGCAACTATCTTACGTGTATCTGACGGTGATACCATTGTTATTGCGGCTCCATTCTTACCGCAACCATTAAAGCCAGAATTAGCTATTCGTATATACGGGGTTGATACTCCTGAAAAAGGATTTAGAGCTAAATGTCCTAAAGAAGATGCTAAAGGTAAAGCCGCATCTGAATTTACAAAAAATTTAGTAGCATCTGCACAAAAGAAACAAGTTACATTATATGCATGGGATAAGTTTGGCGGCCGTGTATTGGGTGACATGATTCTTAATGGACAAAGCTTGCGTTCACAGTTAATACAAAACGGATTTGCACGTGAATACTATGGTGAGGCAAAAACTAGCTGGTGTGATTAAATGACAAAACATGACCATAACTCAATAACACTTTGGAAATTACAATCAATTGAGCAGTTCAAATATAGAATTAGAACTGAGATGTTGAGCAATACTCATGGTGATCAAAATGAGCCTTTAGCAAAGTATATATGGAATACCCCTGGTTCAATTGATGTGCAGTATATTAACTCATTTGAAATTGAAGACACTAAAGTTGCAATGAAAAAGAAATTATCCAAATATTACGAAGATGACGTAATGTATCATGTAAATGAATATGGATTCAGAGGTAACATTGATTTTACTACGAAAAATAATATTGCTACATTTGGCTGTAGTTTTACGTATGGAGTAGGTCTTCCAGAATCTGATATTTATGGCAAATTAGTTGCATCGTCATTGAATAAAAATCTATATAACTTTGGTGCTCCCGGGTCAGGCATTGGAAAAATGTGTAGATATTTTAGCATTACAAGTGATTGGTTCAATTATGATACCGCACTGTTTATGCTTCCAGAGTTATACAGAGTCGAACATCCTAGTATTGACCATGAAAATTTGGTAATAGGTAGAAATCTACTGCCTAGTGATAAAACTTATGAACAATTGAAAACAACATTCATGTACTTAGATGACGAACATTTTTTTGTTGAATTATATCGCAATATAAATCACATTTTAAGTATCGCTTCAGCAAAAAATATCAAAGTATATTTTAGTTCCTGGGACGATTTAACATACAATCATCTTATAAAGTATTTAGGAAAAGATAATAAAATGCTACTACCTTATTTTAACGATAATAGAATAACATTATCTCATGCACGTGATGGAAAACATTCAGGTGGAGAGTTACATAAAAATTTTGCAGACAAGGTTATAGGAGTATTGAATGAGAATTGAATCAGTCGATGACAGGAATGATTTGTTTCTTGTTGAAGGTTTTTATCCAGAAGAATTATTAAAAAGAATAAAGATTGACGAATTACTTAACGATGAGAATTTGCAAGATGTAAATAATGGAAACTCTGTGGGCACTAGGAAGTCGGTGCGTAGAACTGCGTTAAATAATGACTTAATAACATACACCGAGAGTATACTTCCTGACATTTCTAAAAGTATCGGTCTCAAATTGTCCGGATGTACGGTTAATCTTTGGATAGATGGCCCTGGATTTTACATGGGGATTCATGAAGACAATCCAGTAATACAAGTATCACTACAGATATACTTAACAAAAGATGATGAGTCATTGGGAACCAAGTTTTACTATGATTTTAATCATGACCATACTAAAGCTAAACTTAGATACGATTTCCCCTATAAACTCAATTCTGGGTATATTATGATTGCTAAACCAAATCAATGGCATGGATTTCCAATCAAATTAACAGAAAATCAGAAAAGATTAACCACTTATACTTATTTGTATAAAGCATAAATACTTATATGAAGGCAATAGATTTTATTTCAGAATCAGCAGCCGGTGAATTAGCAAAAAAGCTACCATCATTGGAAAAGCATGATTACAATACTATAGATAGATTGATGCGTGGCATTGCTAAAAAGCACCGCCTAACTGGAAAAGCATTGCATGACTTGTTTGTGAGAAAATACCACAAGACTCCTGATAATTGGATTTCTAATAAGTTAGATGAAAATGATGTAGATTCTGAGTTACAACAAGAAGTTGATAACTTTTGCGATTGGGCCTGCACTAAATTATCTATTAAAAACAAACCTCACATTGAATTGAGTATGGATACGGAAGAAGCACAAACTAATCATCATACCGGTGGTCATAAAATGGGTGACGATAAGATTTGGGTTTACGCAAAAAATAGAAATCTAGTAGATATATTACGTACAGTATTCCATGAGTTAGTTCACGTTCGCCAAGGTGAATTGAATATGATTGAACCGGGCGACAGCTATCCCGGTAGCCCAATTGAATCTATGGCTGATATGCTTGCGGGAAAATATATCAAGATATATGGTGAAAAGAACCATCATATCTTTCAATAATTTTTTTGAATTTTAAAAAAACTATTGTAAATTGTAAATTTCAAGTCGTGTTTTAGGCAGAAATCGAAAGTAGCAGTATAAACTCCATTATGTCTTACATCATCTCCAAAAATATGACCGCCGGGCTTTAGCCTAGTAAATATATATTCTAATTCACTAGTAACACTGCTGTAATTATGTGTAGCATCAATAAATGCTAAATCAATATTATGTACATTTAATGTTTTGCTATCACCTACATGCCTAATTACATTTGGTAAATCTGACAAATGAATATCTTGTATGGTAGCTAAATCAGAGACTGTGATATCAGATTCATTGTGAATATTAGTAAATCTACCAATAGACTGCTTGGAGAGTATCCAGGCTACTTCCCAATTATTAAGGTCAATGGTGTGTACTGTTATTGTTGGTTTTCGTTTTGCTATTAGTCTAGTAGTCCCGCCAACAAAAGTTCCAAATTCAACTATTACGGAATCATCAGCTAATGTGTCAATTGATTGAAACATCCATTGTCTAGCCTTAGGTGGTACTAGTGAAAATGGTAATTCCCGTAAGGATATAGTTAATTGGTCAATATTTTTTATCATCCTTTATTTATCCTTAATAATTGTACAATGTTTAATTATATGTTATAATCCATATATGATTAAAATCACTGTTCCATTACCCAAACAAATCACTGTCGCATGTAGCGGTGGGGTAGATAGTATGGCAGTTGTTGACTTTCTCAAACGAAAGCATGAAGTAACCATTGCTTATTTTAATCACAGAACCCAACATGGTGAAAAAGCTGCCGAGTTTGTTTCACGATACTGCGGCGATAATAACTTTGTTATGCTGTACGGGTCACCTCGAAGTATGCGTGGATCAAAAGAATCAATGGAAGAATACTGGCGAAGAGAACGCTATGAATTTCTAAATGAATTGGGGCCAGTCATTACTTGTCATCATTTAGATGATTGTGTAGAAACATATATCTGGTCAAGTTTACACGGTACCCCTAAAGTTATTCCATTAACTCGCAACAATGTGTTACGCCCATTCTTAACTACTCGCAAAAGTGAATTTATTCGCTGGTGTGAGCAACACAAAGTTCCATGGATCGAAGACGATTCAAATACGAACACCAAATACACAAGAAATTATATTCGCAATGAAATGATGCCACATGTATTGAAAGTCAATCCGGGCATTCATACTTTGGTCAAGAAGATTGTAGAAGGTAAGCAAAATACTTGACTTCTCTACTGAGTCCAAGTACACTAACTAATTATTTAAGGAGATCCTATGTCAGATTACAACAGAACCTTTAACGGTGATGCAAAGATTAAACTAACGCAATTGGTCAATGAGGGCATGACAGTCCTACATGAGATTGACACATTGAATGGTGGTTTGAACGACACTATTAAAGCGGTCGCAGAAGAACTTGAAATCAAAGCAAGTACTTTGAAGAAAGCAATTAAGATTGCACACAAGGCAAGTCTTGGTCAGACTAACAAAGACCACGATGAACTCAACACTATCTTGGAAACAGTCGGCAAAACTCTATGAGTTATGTGGATGCTATTCACAGTAGGGATGAAGACCGTATCTATGTAGTAGAGCGGGATACTAACGGTAAACGTCAGTATAAAGAATACCCTACTAACTACGTGTTATACTACCCTGATCCTAAGGGTAAACATCGTAGCATCTATGGCGATCCAGTTAGCCGTTTTAGTACCCGCAAACGACAAGAGTTTGAAAAAGAAAGACGCATACATTCAGGTAAGAAACTATTTGAAAGTGATGTTAATGTAGTCTTTCGTTGTCTCAGTGAGAACTATTTAAAAGTTGATGCACCTAAACTTCACACATGCTTTTTCGACATTGAAGTAGACTTTGATCCTGATAAAGGTTTTAGTCCTACGAGTGATCCATTCAATCCTGTTACAGCTATCAGTTGCTACTTAGATTGGCTCGACCAGTGTATTACTCTTGTTATTGCTCCTAAGCATATGACACCCGAGACAGCAAACGAGATTGTCAATGAATTTGAAAACACAATGCTTTTCAAATCTGAGAAGGAAATGTTTGATGTTTTCTTTCAACTGATTGAAGATGCAGATGTACTAACTGGCTGGAACTCAGAGGGATATGATATTCCCTATATGGTTAATCGTGTTACTAGAGTGATGAGTAAAGATGACACACGCAAGTTTTGCTTGATGGGTCAACTACCTAAAGCTAGAGAATATGAACGATTCGGTAAGAGTGAAACAACCTATGACTTGGTAGGTCGTATTCATTTGGACTATCTACAGTTGTACAAAAAATACAACTATGAATCACGCCACAGTTACAAACTAGACTCTATCGGTGAGATGGAAGTCGGTGAGAACAAAACACAATATGAAGGTACTCTTGACCAACTGTATAACAAAGACTTTAAAAAGTTCATTGAATACAATAGACAAGATACAATGTTGTTGGTGAAGATTCACAACAAACTTAAGTTTTTAGAATTAGCTAATCAACTTGCACATGAGAATACAGTACTGCTCCCAACAGTAATGGGTTCAGTAGCAATGATTGAGATGGCTATTTTTAATGAAGCACACGAACGTGGCTTAGTTGTTCCAGATAAAAAACGAAAGGTTGAAAATGAAGAAGAAGTCCAGCAGGCAGCAGGTGCCTTTGTTGCTACGCCGAAACGAGGAATGCACGAATACGTCGGTGCAGTTGACATCAACTCGCTCTATCCCTCGGTTATTCGTGCCCTCAACATGGGTGGAGAAACCATCGTTGCTCAGATCAGACAAACATTAACTGACCAATATATGAAAGATAAAGGTCTTCGCCTTGCTATGGAAAAGAAAAGATACAAGGACGGAGACGATGATGTTACTGGTGCTATCTTGTGGGAAGGATTGTTTAGTTGCTTAGAGTATACTGCAATCATGTCACAAGAACGTGGTACAATGTTATGGGTAGACTACGAAGATGGTCGTAGTGTAGAAATGAGTGCGGCAGAGATTTGGAAGATGATCTTTGATAGTCACAAGCCCTGGATGCTAAGTGCTAATGGCACAGTCTTTACTTATGAAAAAGAAGGTGTTGTTCCCGGTCTACTTACACGATGGTATAGTGAACGTAAAGAAACTCAGAAGCTTGCTAAAGAAGCATATGGTACTGATAAGTTTGAATACTATGATAAGCGTCAGCTTGTTCGTAAGATTTTACTTAACTCAGCATATGGCGCATTGTTGAACGAACATTGCCGTTTCTATGATAAGCGTATTGGTCAAAGTGTTACACTGAGTGGTCGTCAGATTGTTAAGCAT